CGTTGCAAACCCGTGACCTCGAACTTCCACCCTAGTGGGGGCTCTACGCCCATGCCTCCCAAGGTGGGATCAATGAAAAGGTTCCTCCATCCACACTCCCGCTGGATGTCATCCTTGTGCTGCTTCAGATACCATGACAGTACCGTCTTCTGCTTTCCGGGGAGACTCCCTTTCAGTACCTGATTGATACAGGCACTACGCGAGGTGACCCTAATCTCGTCCAGAGTGGTGTCCATCACCTTGTTCTGACCGAGCATCAGGCCGGCATTCAAGAAGTCAATCTGTTTCGGAGTTGACCCCTCTATTGCCAGAGGGTAGTGGAAGCAAGTACTATTCGCGTTGGCGAAAGTTCTGTGCTTATACGCCTTCCCAGGCGTCATAACGAGCCCGACGCGCTTACCAACGTCGACGTGCTCATTCCACTTGGACTCGGGTGCGACGTATATCATATCGTCGCCATTCGCGAGGACTCCTAGGAGTTTCTCACGAAGGTTCCGCCCATCGTCTTTACAGACTTCAAGGTAGAGACCCAAGTTAGCGAGGCATAGAATCGGGAACGATAGGGGTGAACCCATCAGTTGTCCGTTCGTCTGCTCCACGGGATCCAACGTGACCGTTGACCTAGAGCCACTGCAGACGCCCTTTTTACAGGCGCCACAACGACTCGAGTCGTGGCCCGAACCCTCTGTGCTTTCCTGCACCTTTACAGGTGGGTACTCACACGTGTGTGGTGCCAAGACACGCAACCAGAGCTCCTGAAGACGCTCCGGAAGATCTTCAACCAGGTAGCTGAGTATCTTGGCGGAAAGGCTGGCTGAAAGCCAGTCGGTGGCGGAAGAGTAATCTATGCTGAACCAAAGCAAGTCACCCTCCCCAGACTGCACGGGGTTTTCCCGCAAGTCGACGAGGTCTGTTGGACAGAGTGGTCGTCCAATCAGGCGGAAACAATCCATATTCCGCATCGCGCCATGAAGACGCTTTTGAAGCTCTTTAGCGGCGTAGTAAGGCACCGCCTCACCCTTCGAGATGACCCTAACCTTGAGAGGCTCGAGTATCCCATAGATCTCGCACTTCAGTTTCCTAGAAGTGTCATACGTGAGTATGCTTTCAGACATGACGTCTTCCCACACCTTAGTAGGACCCGGGTGTCCGTAGAATTCCACAACTTGGTTGTATCTCATCACTCCGTTGATTCGGATGCGAGTAAAGAACTCCATTCGGATAAGCTCCTTCTGCATTTGCAGTTTAGGATTTTCCTCGACGTCAAAGCAGTCAAAGCTAAAAGCTCTGCCCTCACTCTGCAGTCTCATCTCCAC